ATTCTTGATCCTCTGTACGTAGATCTCCTGATCGAAGGTGTTCCCCTCGACATACTTGGTGACAATCCGATACCACCCGCGCCCGCATACCGCGGCATAGAACGCAGCATAACTGCGTGCCGCATCAGCGTTGCTCTGGGTCTCGATGTGACGCAGCAGGCCTTGCATTACCTCTGCGGTCTTCGTGTCCCCTTGCGCGTCTACCGGGCTTACCTTGGGCGCGGCCTTGAGTTGTTTGAGGTTGTTGCTGACTTGATGCACGAACTGCGGCAGCCGGTTAATCGTGAGGCACGGACGATGATCGAGTTTGCGATGAGTGGCGATTTCCTGGGCCCACTGGTCCCCGTCATAGAAGCGGACGTCATCGAGCGCAATTTTTCGATACTCCGCTTCATACACAGCGACCAGATCGAACCGGGCCCGTGCCGTCGCCAAGAAATCTTCTGTGTCCTTTTTAGAAGGCGCAGTTTTCCTCTTCGCTTCAGCGCCGGGTAAGCCCGGGAGCAGCGCTTGCGCGGTCGCGTAATCTGACATCGTTAGAATTGTGCTGTGGAACGGAAATTAGGGGAGAACCGCCAGTATCAATGCGCTGAATGCGGCGGCGAGTTTGTATCGGAGAGATCCGACGATGACGCCATCGCGGAAAGCGACGAGCTATTCGGGGGCGAAGCTCAGGACTGGGCGGTATTATGCGATGTGTGCTTCAAGCAGGTAATGCAGCACTCCACATCCTGACTACTTTTTCTTGAGACGCTTAGCTTCCGAGAGGGCGATCGCCACAGCCATTGGCTTTCGGGTCACGGTTTGCCCGGAACTGCTCTTGAGTTCGCCGCTCGCAAACTCATCCATCACCTTTGCAACCTTTGCCTTCCCCGCCGGTTTCTTCTTCGGCCTGGCATGTAACGATTCTTCACTGCACGCGGTACACATTCCCATAGCGTTCTCCTTCTTCGCTTTAGCGCCTAGCTCATCCAACCGGTCGAGGCATAACTGCGCTCCGGTGTCAGGTACTCCCGGTCTTCATCCTTTACCGCGGTCGACTTGGTTTGAATCACGTTGTGGAGCTCGACACACACATAGCGAAGCGCATCCATCAGGTGGTCGCGAGCCTTCACTACCTTGCCACGCTCGTCCCGGCGATACAGGCGCAGTTCACTCAACGTGTTCGCCAGCGACGGGAAGATCTTCAATCGCCCCGAACTCATCCGCGTCATCACGTGGTAAATCCCCGACTCGACCGCATTGTCTGCGGGCGTCAGATCTAACCCGAGATCGGTGTACATCTGCAGCAGTTCCCGCCCGTCAATCTGCCCTCTACCTCGCGCTGCGGGGTCAATCGCGCCCCGGATCCATTTGCCCCGCGACTGAATCGCTTGCACATGCACCACGGGCTCGGCTTCACCCCGGTAATGCTCGGACCAGCAATACAGCACATCGGTGTCCCGGTTCAACGCCACCCAGACTACAGCGGTCCTATTCCAGCCCACATCCATACCGTACGCACGCGGCCAGTGATCGGGAATCGGCATCTCAGGCACCACCAGATCCGACTCCGCAACCGGGTAGATCGCGCCCGAACCTAAACTCGGAATGCCCTTGCTGCGGGCCTCACGCTGATAAGCGGGGATCGATTCCCATAGCTCGTCTTTAGCCTGCTGCGACAGATGGGGCACGTCGTCCCACGTCGCGTGGATAACAAACTTACTCATCGGATCTCAGCAGATGCAGCAGGTGCTTATCAATGCGTTGTACGCGACCGTCCTCGAGCGTTACTTCTACCCGACCCAGCCCCATCACCTTCGTTATCGTGCCGATCTCGTTCACCTTGGCGTTGGGGGTGTCTCGCAGAAACCGGGCCCGGGTGATGCCCACATCAATCCACATCCCGCCCGCACTACCCATCTGCACAAACAGCGGCTTGTCATGGAAGCGAGTCCCGCCGAGGCGCATTTTCACTGATGATCCCACTCCCCGGTTTCGTTCGCTGTGTGCTGATGGCAAGGGCACAGACACGGGGCACTGCAGTACTCACATGTCTCGTCGCACTCGTCATGCCGCTTGTGATAACAAGCCGCTGAGTTGTACTCATGCATGAAATCTGCCATTGGTTAAATCCCGCGCTAAAGCGAAGTAAAACAAATGGCCGACTTGGTAGTAAGCCGGCCGTTTGTTTCACTTTTGAACGATGGACAACAACAACGATAGAGAATACAGAGATGCCACACTCTGCACCTGCATTATACCCGTTCCGCGGGATCAGACGGCCGCTGCCGGTATTCCATCCGGTTTCGCTCGACCTTGCCCAGCCGCAGCCGATGCTCGACCGACGCCACCCCAATCTTTAAACGATTCGCGATCTTCTGATAACTCAAGCCCTCACGGTACAACTCACAAACCGCATCAATCTCCGCTTGCGTTGTCTTCTTGTGCAATCTCGGATTCTATCAATGCCCGGTCGCAACGGGCTAACGCAAGCGCCTGCTCACGGGTGCAAGCGGCTGTTGTCCGGGAAACCATGAGACATCTTCCCTCTCCGGGTAGAACTGAATCCGGTCCACCGCCAGCTTCACCGGAGACTGCACCAGGATCGCGGCAACGCCCCAATACTGCTGAATGCTATTGATCACATCATGCGCGACCAGCACGTACTCGGTGTGGTTCGCAGTATCCACCGTGCTCCGCGCTTTCGGGACCGGAAGCGGCGTATTCTTCTCAGCCACCCGAGACTCGAACTGATGCCACCATACGCCCAGCCATCCCCCGTAATACTGCTGATCCCCGGCAAGCACGCAGGTGATCGAGTACGTAGGAATCGCCGCTGGGTTCTGGTCTTTGCCAATCAAAAACTCGCTCGCGTTACAGAGCATCTCGCGCACATGAACCGGAGGAGGGTACGTCGTCTGCGGTGTCGGATAAGCGGCCGGCTCCTTAAGCACGTTCTTCGCCGCGGGCGTCTGCTCCCAGATCGCTAACGTCCCGCCATTGCTGAACTCGACATATGAGATGTCTTTCGTTCCGTAAACGGTCATGGCTGCGACACCCCACACGCTCCGTACCCCCGCGTTGATGGGCTGCTCCACACTGACCGTCCGAGACCATGCCGACTTGTCAGTGAAATGCACGATGAGCACCCCGGAGTACGCCGGCTGTGATCCGGATAATCCGCATGTGACGCTGCGGGTGTCGCGTGGCCACGATACTATCTCGCAAAACATCTCCGCAATCGTTACCGTGCTCCCTAACTGTGTGACAACGTTCGTCGGAACGCTCTGCACCCCGGTCTTAAACGGGTCGTAGTTCGAGGTGGGAGAGCCGGCGCGAGGCTGCGCGTCAGGCCGTACCAGATCCGCCTTTTGCTTCGGGGGAGGGCCGGCAATCTGCAATAAGGCAAGCACAAGCGCAATCATTAGCCAATTAACTCAAAGTTCCGCTGCAACCCGGAACTGCCATTCCATCGAACCGCTGAAGCATGGTGCTCGATTCGGTCTACCAGTACCAGAGCTCGCGCCTCTTCCGATAACGGCTTATAACGCCCAGGCCACTTGGTATCAAGTCCACAGTTCCGCGCTACGTTTGTCGAGTCCACGCTGCTAAACGGGATATGCGCGAAGATCGTAGGATCCATCATGCGTAGCCCGTGCAGTTTGCATTTGGGATAACCCTCTTCGTCACACACTACCTTCATTGCTTCATTGATTCGTCCCCACCATCGCAGGGTACCGATGGTCGCGTACTCTCCGGATGACCCGAGGGCCACTCGAGGCCAGGACGTTGCTAAACATCGCAATCGCTCGAGCGACTCGTTCAAATGCCAGATCGGAACCCAGTGGAACGGCCAATGACCAGCGGTCACTGTCTCGATCAGCGCATCGTTCTCCAGTTCGGTGCCTTCGATCACGTCCGGAATCAGAGCCCAGTCAAAACCTGGATGTAACTCCCACTGTCGGACGAACTCAAGGTACCCCGGTACATCGAGCTTTCCGCCTTGCTTCCAAACCGAGTACGCACCGTTATCTATCGCAAACGATTGAGTGACCTCTGCGGCGAGTTCCATCTGTCGGGTGTCTGCATAAGACACCATTGCGTGCCGGCGAGTCCAGACTGCCAGCCCTACAGGCTGCGGCGTGATCGGGCCACCATGGTAGTGAATCATGCATTCGAGGCTAGCAATCTATCAGTAAACCTCGAGTACCGGAACTTGAAGGCGCTTAAAGCGAAAGGGCGGCCCATCGTACCCAGCATTCCGGCAATGGCAAGCACACGAAACAACGGTCTGGTGTTCATCGCCGGGGTAGCTAGTTAAGGAGGTGGACCACCCATAAATACAATAACCCCGCTGTCGGACGGGGCTATTGTTCTTGCTCTCGATTCTTTGGCTATTTTCTACGACGTAAGCTCCCATATCCCGCGGAAAGCGGCTTCGCGCCTCCTCTGATTTGAGCTATCGGGCTTGTTGAAACCCAACGCAAATCCAGTTTAAGTTATGCGCTAAAGCGAGGTGCGCGAGACAAATGCCTCGATTTCATCCTCGAGCCGCTGATGATCCGGATCCTGGCAGGTATCCAGATCAAGCGCATCAAGCATTGCAGCCGCGCCGGCATAGAACGCATGCTTAAACACATCTCTTAACAGCGCTCGCTCCTGCTCGCCTACTCCCTTCACTTCAGCGCAATACAGTTCAAACAGTTCGGCCATCGTTGTTAGCGCCACGCAAGCCACGCAAGGTATAAACAGGAAATCCACATCACGGCGCCGGCCAGCATCACCCACAACCAGGAGGGGCTCTTGATCAGGTCCCAGATAGATCGGTCAACGCGCAACGTGAGGGACTCCAATCACAGCACGGCCATACCCGAATAACCCGAGCAGCCACAGCAACAAGATGATGATCACTACTGCGTTGATGATCATCCGGATCGGCGGATCGAGAGGCAGGGAATGGTTGACGAAGTATAAAATAACCCCGACAATAATCAGCACGATTAATAGTTGAATTAAATCCATTACCTGCACCTCAATCTTGGAAGGCTTAGCTGGCGGGGGAACGAGGAGCAGCAACCCTCCACGAGAACGCAGTAAGTGCCTCTGGTTACCCGCATCTGCGCCTCGATACTCCCGGTTTATTTGGGTTCCGCTTTGGGCGGGGTCGGCAGGCCCTGATCCGGGTGTGCGCCCTCTTCCTTGACGCTTCCGTCGCGGATGATCTCCTGCCCGTAATCCGGATCGACTTCAATCCGTTCGCCAGGCTTGTGGTCCTTGCCATCCCTGTCTTTAAATGGACGAACAACAACTACCGACTTCTTTACAGCCATTGGGTTACTCCTTCTCTGTTAGTGATTTGGCGTGCGTGATAACTATATCGCCGAATCCTAGACGCAATCCTTGCATAAAATCAGCGAAATCTTCCGTGTGCAACCGCACCGTGCCCAGCCCGAGCGATCGTCCGTAAGTTAGGTGCACATCTGTGTAATCGGGCTTAACCACAACCCGGGATACCGTCACCCGGAGTTGCTTCGGCTTCGGCTCTTTCACAGCAGTGCTACTGAGGGCCCTTGATTACGTGCGCGTGACCTAAGTGAGCGATAGGATACGGAAGCGGTGGCTCAGTCCCGTAATGCAAACGGTAGGCAGCCGAATGATAGTGCGCCAGAAATAGCTTAACGCTCCAACGCTTTGCCCGTTCGTGCAAAGCCATCGCCGGCAACTTGCCACTCTCGAACAGTTTAATCAGGCCGTCATCCAGCTTTTTTGCTCTCGCCTGCTTCAGACGTTCCGCCGCTTGCAGTGCCAGATCTCCGCTGTCGTTGCGCTTCTGCTCATACGCTTTGCGCTCGAGGTACAGCTTGCCGTAGATATCGTCCTTGTGCCCGGATACTTTCACGAACGACTCGCCCATCAGCCAGCACAGCCGTTTGAGGCTTGCGTTCCAGGGGCGCTTCTGGCCCTTCTCCCACTTTGTAGTAGGGTCGAGACCGGCAAACCGCCAGATATGGCCTACCGTCGGGGCTTTCGTGATGTCGATGTTGGCGATCAGTCCTGATGAGATAACCGGGCCGATCCCGACAACCGCACGGCTCCACTCGCCCATCGGCTGCGCCGCGGACCACTTATCCAACACGGCTTTGATCTGGTTCTCGAGCACTACCAGCTGCCCATTGAGCCAAGTGATGAATTCCGAGGGCTCCTCACCTTCGAGCAGTTTGCGCTGCTGGTTGGCCGCGGCAATTCTATAGTCTTGCAGGTCATAGTACGAGTCCACGAAGTAGCGGGCCTCGCGAACCCCCATGAGTTTCGCGGCTGCGCGAAGGTCACGCGATAATTTCTGGACAGCTTCAGTGCTTGTGCTCACCGATTAAGCCTACTCTTTTCGCTCGAAGAATACGGTACTCTCTCGTACGGCGGCTCGCTCCTGCTACACGGTGCTCTCGACCATCTCGGCTCGCTCGGACAATCCGGTTCTCTCCTTAAGGTCGGCTGTTCGCTTTAGCGCTTCGCTCTTCAGCCTCGGTGCTCTCCCAGCACACGGCTCTTCGCTTCAGCGCATCGCTCAAGTATTCCGGTGCGCTCTCCTGACTTGGCTCGCTTTGCAGCCTCGGTGCTCTCGTGTAGCCCGGCTCGCTCCTGTACTTCGGTGCTCTCTAGGAGTGTGGCTCGCTCTCCTTATCCGGTGCTCTCCAAGGCCATGGCTCGCTCTCTACGTTCGGTTCTCTCAGTGAGTGCGGCTCACTCGGCTACATCGGTGCTCTCGGTGCTTGCGGCTCGCTTGGTCTTCCCGGTTCTCTCTTCTATGTCGGCTTCTTTCGCTTCGCGCCGGTAGCATAGCAGTCGCTGAGATGAATGCAAAAGAACGTACCTTATCTATCTTTCAGACGCGCCGATGTTTCTTCTTCCGTAGGCGATACCGCCACAGTATTAGGAGGTACCTCCGTTCTTGCCGTTGCTCCATCCTCGCGTTTATTGCGGGATGGCAGTTAGGACGAATGTTAACAGTGAAGCGCATAAAAGGATCGATTCTGGTTTAGGCTGGCGTCCTGTACTTTCATCAGGCGATAGGCCCCCCTTTCGGTAGGAACGCGCGGACTAAATTCCGCCGCCAGCCATACCAATAATGATCGTATTTGCAACGGAGATTCAGGCTGGAAACTTACCTTTATTTGCATCGGGCGAAGGACGCGCCGGAAGCACCGTTTTTGAAACACCAGTCCCATGACAGTCGCTGAGATCTACCGGACCTCGTGCGCGGAGTGGCCACAACAGGATCTCCGGCCACCAGCGCCATATCGCTGTCGCATACGCCAACAGCGTTCTCACTCCGTTGCCTTCGGTTGTGCCCCTTCGGGCATGAAGCTGAGCACCACTTCGCTCAGGCCTTGCAGCGGCGTGAACACCAGCGCGATCTGTCCATCGGTGCTCATCGTTCTCACGAGGGCTTCTGCGTATATCGCAAGCGTGGGTTCTTCATCCAATAACACGAAATCGATTGTATCCGCTTGGAAGCTCTCGCGGCCTTCCTGATAGGACTTGAGTTGTACCGAGGATACCCCGCCACTAATGTGCTTCACGTAGATGGTGTCGGTGGCCTCGGCAATGCCGGCTTTCGTTGTGCTGTAGACGATGTCATCGGCAGGAATCAACCCGGTGCCTCGAGCATTAGGAGGGCCCAGGAACTTCTCCTGTAGAACGGAACGCACGGTCTTCGATGTGTCCGATGCAGCCCATGCCTTGATGTGACTGTTGAACCTGCGGCCGGTCCACCACGCCGGGTACTTACCGGTGAGATGCAGCGTTGTCTCATACACGCCGGCCGATGTCTTGCCGATCCGGTTGGCTGCGACAAAGCAGCGTTCCCTGTGGGGGGAGCCATCGCACTCAGGAGGACAACAGCCTGGTATCGGCTCGTGCGTCCCGCCGGCCGCGAAGAACTGCATGTGCTTCGGGTAGAGCTCGCGGCGGAACGGGCCTTGCTCTGGAAAGAAATACTCCAGTTTATTTCTCTGGCGCCTCGTCCTCTCCTGGTACGCCGCTTGCAATAATTGCTCCGGGTGCTTCAACGCTGCCGGCAAGTTCAAGAGTGGAGATGAGGTGTTCGAGGTCATTCTGGGGCACTCGGGTCATATCGAGCTTAACGTTCGACTGAACGTTAGCAGTCATTGCGATGTTAGTACTCGAGAC